CCGAGGACTTCCTGGCCCTGATGCGGACATTGAGAGCAGGGAGCGCAGCATGAGCGGCGGGAGGGACACCATGAGCGCCGCCACCCTCATCGACCAGGCGTCCTGCATAGAGCGCGAGCGGCAGGCCACCTACGGCGACCCTGGAGAGGCAATGGCGGCCATCGCGGCCCGCTGGTCGATCACGCTGGGCCACCCCGTCACGCCGGCGCAGGTCGTGCTGTGCATGATCGACCTCAAGCTGACGCGCCTGGCGCGCGATCCCGGACACCAGGACTCGATCATCGATTTGGTGGGCTACGCAGCCATCCTGCACGACGTTCGGAAATGAACGCCGACCGCGAGCACCGCATCCGCGGCAGCCTTGAGCGGCACCTGCCGCGGCAGCCGGTGGCCAGCGAGACGCTCCGGCGGCTCGTCGCCGAGGCGCGCGAAGCCGGCGTGATCGTGTTCCTGAAGTCGGAGCTGGCCACGCTGGCGCCGGTCGATCGGGCCGTGATCGAAGCCGTGGCGGAACGATTCGCGAAAGGGAGCGGTTGATTATGGCGAAGCCGAAGAAGTCGAAGAAGATCCGGAAGCGCTTTGGTCGCGATGCCCTCGACTGGCAGGAGCTGCACAGCCCCACGGTCGAGATCGCGGTGGACGATCCCGAGGCCACGCGCAAGGCCAGACGCAACCTCACGCGGGTGCGCCAGTCCGAAGCGTGGCGCCACAACCGCCTGAGCGGCATGCAGCGCGACGCCGAGAAGGAGATGGAGTTCGCCTGGCGCCAGCGCACGGTGGGGCTGGGCGCTGCGGCGTCCAGGTACGGCGAGTCGCGTGGTGCCAGCGCTCGCGCCGATCTGGGATCGTCCGTCGACGCATCATGGCGGGAGTGGGTGGCACTGGCCCATCGGCGCCGCATCCTGGTCGAGGCCGTGGTCGACGTGCTGACGGAGCCGCGCTCATTGGCTGAGGTCGAGCATGACAGGCGGATGCGCAAGGGTGAGGCGTTCAGGAACTATGCGGCTGGCCTCGACCTCTGGTGCGAGGTGCGTGGCTGGATTCGCGGCCCTCGCATGGATCGCGGGCCGCACCTGGTCGCCGAGTCGCCAACTACAGCTTGACAAGGCGTGTCACTTGCCCCCCATATATGTGCTATTATCTGTAATTGCCACGACCACAGCCCGCCCGGTTCTCCGCGGCGGGCGTTTTCATGCGGTGCGCCATGGCCAAGCTCGCGATGCTTAAGCCTCGCGTCGCCACGATCGACACCAGCATCGCAGCACCGCCGCCCAAGCTCGTTGAGCCGTTCTACACCTCGCGGGCGTGGCTCGAGCTGATGGCCGGCATCAAGCGCGAGCGCGGTGAGAGGTGCCAGGACTGCGGACGTGGCCGCTGCCGCATCTTCGGCGACCACATCGTCGAGCTGAAGGACGGCGGCGCGAAGCTCGACCCACGCAATGTCCGGCTCCGGTGTGGCTCCTGTCATACCCTCAAGACCAACGCGCAGCGCGCGAAGCGGATGCGGGCCTGACCCCGCGCAACATTGTTGCGCGCGAAGGGGGGGGGGCCTCCAAAGTCTAAACCGCCGGGGAGCGCCAACCGCGCGGGGTCGCACGCAGAGGTTTTTTTCTTTCGCCCATAACCCCCAAAAGGGGCGCACGTCGGCCGACTCCGACCGTGAGGCATTATGACCGCTAAAACTGACAGATCGCGCCCTGTGGCCGAGAAACCGGCCCCTGCGGCGAAGTCTGGCCCTACCTGGCCGGCTGACTCCGTTGAACGCCGGCCCATCGCCAGCCTGGTGCCATATGCCCGCAACGCGAGGACTCATTCGGACGAGCAGGTGGCCCAGATTGCGGCCTCTATGCGTGAATGGGGCTGGACGAATCCGGTGCTGGTTGACGAGGACGGCGGCATCATCGCTGGGCATGGCCGCGTCCTTGCGGCGCGAAGCCTGGGTTATTCCGAAGTTCCCGTGATGGTGGCGCGCGGTTGGACCGAAGCGCAGCGGCGGGCATATGTGTTGGCGGACAATCAACTGGCGCTGAACGCCGGCTGGAATCCGGAGCTGCTGTCGGTGGAGTTGACGGGCTTGGCCGAGTTGGGGTTTGACCTCGACCTCCTGGGCTTTCCCGACCTCGACATGCTGATGGCGGACAAAACAGATGGCCTGACTGATCCCGACGACGTGCCAGAGACGCCAGCCGATCCTGTCACCAGGCTGGGCGATGTCTGGGTTATGGGCAGGCATAGGATTGTCTGCGGCGACTGCACCGACCCGCTGGTGGTGGACAAGGCGCTCGCCGGGGTGAAGCCGCACCTGATGGTCACGGACCCGCCGTATGGGGTGGAGTATAACGCTGACTGGCGGACGACAGCCCGCAATGGTGACGGTTCGTTGCTTTCAACGGGGAGCGGCCGCGCGAAAGGCAAGGTTGAGAACGACGGGCGTGCCGACTGGCGCGAGGCGTGGGCTCTGTTCCCCGGCGATGTGGCCTATATTTGGCACGCAGGGAACAAGGCTCACATCGTAGCTGAGAGCTTGATCGAAACAGGCTTTGATATCCGGGCTCAAGTTATATGGGCCAAGTCGAACCTTGTCATTGGGCGCGGCCACTATCACCCGAAGCACGAGCCCTGTTGGTATGCCGTGCGCAAGAGCGCCACCGGCCATTGGGCAGGCGACCGCAAGCAGACCACCCTCTGGCAGATCGACAAGCCGCAGAAAAGCGAGACGGGCCACTCTACCCAAAAGCCTGTCGAGTGCATGAAGCGCCCGATAGAGAACAACAGCAGCCCCGGCCAAGCCGTCTACGAGCCCTTTAGCGGTTCCGGCACCACCATCATTGCAGCCGAGATGACGGGCCGCAGCATACACGCGATCGAGTTAAATCCGGCCTACGTCGATGTGGCCGTCATGCGCTGGCAGGAGTTTACCGGCGAGCAGGCAAAACTGGAATCAGATGGCAAAACCTTCAACGACATCAAAGCCGCGAAATAAGGGCGGGCGCCCGTCGCACGCGCCGACGCCGCAGAACCGCGCGATGGTCGAGAACCTGTCCGCCTTTGGCGTGCAGCAGGAAGACATCGGCAGGATGCTGGGCATCACGCCGCCGACGTTGCGTTTTCACTATTTCCAGGAGATCGAGCTTGGCGCGCTGAAGGCTAACGCCAAGGTCGCGCAAAACCTGTTTCGGATCGCCTGCAAAGAAACCCGCGAAGGTCTGGACGCCGCGAAGTTCTGGCTCCGCATGCGCGCCGGCTGGTCTGATCCGGCGGCGGTTCGCCCCGAGGGCGATGTTGTCGGCAAGAAAGCCGCTGCGGAACAGAACGCCAAGACGGCGCACGAGGGCACGGAGTGGGATAGCCTGGTCCAACACTGATGGCGGCGCACTGGTCTTTCGCGGTTCCTGATTGGGCGGCGCGGATCGAGGCGGGGCAGTCGCTACTGCCGGCGCTGCCGATCGACCGGAGCGAGTATAACCGGGCGACATCGATCTTCGACAAGCTGCGACTGCCCGACGTTTCGGGCAAGCCGGCGCTGAAAGAGGCGAGCGGCGAGTGGTTCCGCGAGATCGTCGGCACGGTGCTGGGCTCGGTCAACAAAGCGACGGGCGAGCGCCAGGTGCCGGAGCTGTTCCTGCTGGCGCCGAAGAAGTCGAGCAAGACGAGCTATGGCGCGGCCTTCATGGTGACGGCGCTTCTGTTGAACGACCGGCCACGAGCCGAGTTCCTGTTAATTGCGCCATCACTGGCAATTGCTCATCTCGCGTTCACGCAAGCGGTCGGCATGATCGAGGCCGACGAGTCGGGTTTCCTGTCGCGCCGGATGCACGTCCAGGAGCACATGCGGAAGATCACCGACCGGCGGACGAAGGCATCGCTGGCAATCAAGACTTTCGACGCAAGCATCCTGACCGGCATCAAGCCGGCCGGCGTGCTGCTCGACGAGCTTCACGAAATCGCGCGCAGCCCGGCGGCGGAGAGGATCATCGGGCAAATCCGGGGCGGCATGATCGCCATCCCGGAGGCGTTCTTTGCGATGATTACGACGCAAAGCGACCAGCCACCGCGAGGCGCGTTCGCCTCCGAGCTTCGAAACGCACGCGGCATCCGCGACGGGCGCACACCCGGCCGCACGCTGTCGGTGCTGTACGAGTTTCCCGAGCGCTTCATAAAGGACAAGGCCATCCCGCCGGCTTGGAAAGAGCCGAAAAACTGGTGGATGGTGACGCCCAACCTCGACAAGTCGGTGACGCTGGCGAAGCTCGAGGAGATGCTCGAGCGTGCCGAGCGCGACGGCGACGGCGAGGTCATCCGCTGGGCCTCGCAGCACCTCAATATCGAGATCGGCCTGGCGCTCGGCTCCGACCGCTGGGCTGGGGCCGATCACTGGCAGGCAGCGGCGGAAACGACGCTCACCCTCGACGAGCTTCTGACACGCTCCGAAGTGGTCGTGATGGGCGCGGACGGCGGCGGCTTGGACGATTTGCTCGGCCTGGCGGTGATGGGCCGCGAAAAGAAGACCGGCCGGCTGCTGCTGTGGTGCAAGGCGTGGGCTTACAAGTCGGTGCTTGAGCGTCGCAAGGGCGAGGCATCCGTACTGCGTGATTTCGAGAAGGCGGGCGACCTCCGCGTGATCGATCGGCTGGGCGACGATATGGACGACCTCACGGAGATGGCCGAGCAGGTGCTGGCGAGCGGCAAGCTCTACAAGGTCGGCGTTGATCCGGCTGGAGTGGGTGGCATCATCGACGCTCTGGGCGAGGCCGGCATCAAGGGCACCGAGGCCGGCGGCATGATCCAGGGCATATCGCAAGGCTGGCGATTGAGCGGCGCGATCAAGACGATGGAGCGGGCGCTCGCCGATGGCTCGCTGATACATGGCGGCCAGCCTATGATGGCCTGGTGCGTCGGCAACGCGAAGGTCGAGCCGCGCGGCAACGCGATCATCATCACGAAACAGGCCGCTGGCTCGGCGAAGATCGATCCGCTTATGGCGAGCTTCAACGCGATCTCGCTCATGGGCATGAATCCGCAAGCACGCGCCGGCGCCACCATCACTCTGTTAGATTGAGGCCGCCGATGTGGAATCCGTTTCGGCGGCGCGAGGCCAAGAGCAACGCGCTCGACCTGCTGCGCGAATACCTGGTGACGGGCGGGCAGTCGGCGAGCGGGCAGAGCGTGACGTCGGAGCGTGCGCTGGGCGTCACTACGGTGATGAGGTGCGTGACGTTGCTCGGCAACGGCTGCTCACAGATCCCTTTCAAGCTGTATCGCATAAGCAGCGACGGCAAGAGCCGCGCGGTGGTAACGGATCACGCGGTGTCGAGGTTGATCGCGCGCCGCCCGAACGGATGGATGACGCCGAGCGAGTGGCGGCGAACGATGACGATGCACGCCGCCATGGCGGATTTCGGTCTGTCGATCATCACGCGGGCGCCGTCGGACGGCCGACCGCTTGAATTGCTGCCGGTCCGGCCGGACTGGATCACCTGGAAGCAGGGCGACGACTGGAAAATCACCTACACGGTCACATGGCCGAACGGCACGCGCGACACATACAGCCAGCGCGACGTGTTCGTTTTGCGCGGGCCCTCCTGGGATGCGGTCAAGGGCCTTGGCGCCCTTCGCTACGCGCGCGAAGCCATCGGCCTGCGCATGGCAGTCGACGAGGCGCAGGCACGGCTGTTCGCCAACGGTGCGCGGCCGGGCGGGATCCTGACGGCCAAGGCACCGCTCAACGATGAGCAGCGCGCGATGGTCAAAGCGGCCTGGCAGGCAATGCACGGTGGCAGCGGCAACGCCGGCAAGACCGCGCTACTGGAGGGCGACCTCGAGTTCAAGTCGCTGATGCTGGACAACGTCGACGCCGAGACAATGGCGCTGCGGGGGCAGCAAATCGAGGACATCTGCCGCGGATTTAATGTGTTCCCGCAGATGGTGGGCCACAGCGGCGACTCGGCGCCGACCTTTGCCAGCGCGGAGCAGTTTTTCATTCAGCACGTCGTGCACACGCTCTCGCCCTGGCATGTGGCCTGGGAAGAGGCGATGTCGACGCAGCTTCTGACCGACGACGAATGGGCGGCCGGGCTTTACTTCAAGTTCACGGTGCAGGCGCTGCTGCGCGGCACCGCGAAAGAGCGCGGCGAATACTATCAGCTGCTCGTCAACATGGGCGCGGTCACGCCGAACGAGATTCGCGCCTGGGAGGAAATGGACCAGGCGCCCGAACTCGACCGCTTCCGCATGCCGCTCAACACCACGGTTGTTGAGCCGGACGGCACGCCGTTCTTTCCGCCGAAGTCCGATACGCCGCCACCGGCCATATAACCAAGGACACGCCATGCACGACAAGTTTCTGGCCGCGGTTCCTGCGGAGTGGAAGTTCGCTGACGCCGGCGACGCGATGATCGTCGAGGGCTACGGCGCATACTTCAACAATATCGATGGCTATGGCGACGTGATCGTGCCGGGTGCGTTCGCCGATACGCTCGCGGCTGCGCAGTCGGCCGGCAAGACCATCCCGATGCTCTACCAGCACCAGTCCGACAAGGTCGCCGGGGTCTGGACGCACCTCGCCGAAGACGGCAGGGGCCTGGCGGTCAAGGGGCGTCTGCTGCCGACCACGCTCGGCCGCGATACCTACATCGAGATGAAGGAGAAGGCCGTCACCGGCCTGTCGATCGGCTTCACCACGCTGGACTCTTCGCCGCGCGTCAATGCCAGCGACCCCAAGCGAACGATCAAGAAGGTCCACCTGTGGGAAGTCTCCCCGGTCACCTTCCCCGCGAATGACAAGGCGCGCGTGACCGACGTGAAGTCGGCCGCGCCTTCCGAGATCGAGAAGCTCCTGCGCGACGCAGGACTCTCGCGTGCCGAAGCCAAGGCCTTTATGGCCGACGGCTTCAACGGCCTGAAGCGCCTGCGCGATGCTGGCGACGACGCCGATGAGTTGGCGAACATCATCCGCCGCAACACCGCAATCTTCAAAAAGTAGGAGGCTCATCATGAGCGACGAGATCAAGGTTCTGCTCGAAAAGCAGGGCGAAGCCTTCGAGGCGTTCAAGGCCGCCCTGGCCGACGAGGCCAAGAGCAAGACCGCCGAGAGCGAGGCCAAAACGGCCCGGATCAACGACGAGCTGACGCGGCTCGCCAAGGAGATCAAGACCGCCAACGATCGCGCCGAGGCCGCCGAGACTGCCGCCGCCCGACCGAACCGCGGCGACGGCAAGTCGGTCACGCCGGCCATGGCCGAGTACAAGGCGGGCCTGTTCAACTACATCCGCAAGGGTGAAGAGGAAGGCCTGGAGAAGAAGGCGCTTTCGGCCGGCGTCAACCCGGACGGCGGCTACACCGTGCACTCCGAGCTCGACACGATGATCGACCGTGTGGCGCGCGCGAACGTCAACATGCGCAACCTTGCCACGGTTCGCAGCATCACCGGCCGCAGCTTCAAAAAGCTGGTGACGACGTCGGGCGCCGGATACGGCGGCTGGGGCAACGAGCACACTGCGCCGACCGAGACCACCACGCCCGGCCTGGTCGAGCTCGAGTTCACGCCCGGCACCCTGTGGGCCGAGCCGCGCGCGACGCAGGAGCTGCTCGAGGACTCCGACCAGAACATCGAGGCCTGGCTGGCCGACGAGGTCGGCATCATCTTCGAAACCACCGAGAACCAGGCGTTCATCGATGGCAACGGCGTGAACCGCCCGCGCGGTTTCCTCGACTACAGCATCGTGGCCAACGCCTCCTATGCCTGGGGCTCGATCGGCTACGTCCCGTCCGGCGCTTCGGGCGCCTTTCGCACCACCTCGACCTCGGTCAGCCCGGTGGACGACTTCGTCGCGCTGCGGCACGCACTGAAGCCTGTCTATCGGCCCAATGCGGTCTGGCTGATGAATGACGCCACCGTCGCCACGGTCCGCAAGTTCAAGGACGGGTCCGGAAACCTTCAGTGGAAGCCGGGCGCGTCGGTGGCTGACGGCTTCACCGAGACCTTCCTGGGCCATCCGATCAACTATGACGATCAGATGCCCGATGTCGCGGCGAACAGCTACTCGGTGGCGTTCGGCGACTTCAAGCGCGGCTATCTGATCGTCGATCGTCTGGGCACCCAGGTCATCCGCGACTCGCTGACCTCGAAGCCCTACGTGAAGTTCTACACGCGCCGCCGGGTCGGTGGTGGCGTGCAGAACTTCGAGGCCATCAAGGTCATGAAGATGGCGGCCAGCTAAGGCTGGCGCTGCACCCGCAAGGGCAAGGTCGTCGCGGCGGCCGACCTAAACTGCCGCCGCACCATTTCCGTTTTTCTTTGCTGGAGGCGCTACCATGCGCGACATGTTCAACCAGGTCACCCCGAAGCGCTGCATCTCGCCGGTGTCGGTGGCCGACAATACGGCGGCTGTCGGGGAAATTATCGACCGCAAGGGCTTTGAGTCGCTGACCTACTTGCTCGCCACCGGTTCGCTCGGCGATGCCGGCGCGGAGTTCACGGTGCTGCTCGAAGAGGGCGACGCCTCGAACCTCTCCGATGCCGCGGCGGTGGCCGATACCAATCTGCTGGGCACCGAGGCGCTGGCGTCGTTCATCCAGAGCGACGACAACAAGTGTTTCAAGCTCGGGTATCTGGGCACGAAGCGCTACACGCGGCTCACCATCACGCCGACCAACAATGCGACCGCCTCCCTGATCGGAGTGATCGCGCTGCTCGGCAACCCGGCGGCTGCGCCAACGGTCAATCCGCCGGCCTGATCTCCACCAGCGTGACTGCCGCCGCCGGTATGATCCGGCGGCGGCACCTTCTGCGGAGCACCGCTATGCGCGCCTTTGCCGACCTCCTAGAGACGACGGCTGCGGCGACCGACGACGCCACCAACCGGTCTCTGACGACCTCGACAAAGGTCAAAGAGGCGCTCCGGATCACCGACTCCAATTCCGACACCATCATCGCCGCTCTGATACCGCGCGCCACCGCCCTGATCGTGGCTTGGTGCCGGCTGGCGCGCGACGCGTCCGGCGCCAAGCCGACCTTTGCCCGCGAGACGCTGCGTGCGACGTGGCACGCCGAAACGATCGCCGGTCGCGGCAGCGAACTGTACCTGCCGTGGCGCGTCCCGCTCTTCTCCATCGACTCGGTCGTCGAGGCGGAAACAACGCTTGCGGTGAGCACCGACTACGTCGTGCTCGGCTCGACGCCGGGCGTCCTGCGCCGCATCTCGACCGATACGCCGATCGAATGGAGCACCGGCAAGATCGTGGTGACGTTTAAGGCGGGCTTCGCCGTCACGACTTCGCTCGCCACCAACATCGACGCGGCGATCGAGGCCGCCTGCATCGAGCAGATCAAGGGGATGCTTTTTGCCGCCGACCGCGATCCCACTATCCGGTCGGAGAATGTGCCGGACCTCGCGGCCGTCTCCTACTCGGTGCCGGGCGGCGACGTGATGGGCGCCAACGTGCTCCTCCCGGCGGTGCGCGACATGCTCGCGCCTTGGCGTAATCCTGCGCCGTGAGCATTCTGGAAACGACAGCGCGCTTTATTGCCGCGCGTGGATCGAGCATGACGCTGGCGCGCGAGGGCGAGGGCACCACCATCGCGCTCAAGGGAAAGCGCGTGCCGGGCACCACCGTGGCCGTGGGCAACTCCGCTGAGCAGCAAAGCTTCCGGGTGAAGATCGGCACGGCCGAGCTGCTGGCTTCGGCCTGGTCGGTGAAGGTGCCAAGCTCAAGCACCGACTCGCTCACGGTCGATGGTGTTCCTCGCGCCGTGGTCGACGTTCGCCCGCTGGCCGATGGCGGAGTAACCGGGGCCTATGAGCTTGAGGTGATCGGCTAGTGGGTGTCACCGTTCAGCACATCGGCAAGCCGTTTGACGGCAAGTCGATTGGCGAATGGGTGAAGGCCAACACGATTGCGGTGGCAGAGAGGGCTTTGCGCGAGGAGGTCAGCCGGGGCTTTGACAATCAGCCGGTAGTGGTAACGGACGGCACGCCGCGGCGCGACTATTTGCAAGTTAAGCCTTTCGGCAAGATCGAATTCATTAGGCGCCCGCAGATGGCCGAAGCGGTGTTATGGGCGCTCGATGCGCTCCGCAAGAAGTCTCCGGTGCGAAGCGGGCGCTATGTGCAGTCGCATATGGTGCTCTTGAATGGCGCCGAGATAACCGGCGATCTTCGAGCGGTTCTCTTTGCGGTAAAAGAAACCGACCGGGTGCAGATCGTTAATCCACTGCCCTACGCCAGAAAGATCGAAGGCCGCAAGGGAACCAAGAAAAGCGGCGGCAAGATCGCGGGTCAAAGTTTGATGGCACCGCGCGGCGTCTATGAGCGCGTGGTGCTGCCGTTGCTGGTGCGCCGCTATGGGCGGTCGATGTTTTTCGATTTTAAGTTTGTGAAGCTTGAGGGCGCGGCGAAAGTGTGGGGCGCACCCGGCGGCAGAAAAGCGCCGCTTCCTGCCCGCTCACTAACGCGCGGTAGTAACGGCCGCATTACCGGGCAAACGCACGCAGGCCGCATCCAGCGCGACGCTGTGTACCCCTCGCTCAACTTCTTCATCAAGCCCACCGGCTTGGCCAACTAAGAGGCGACCATGGCCGGTGACACTCTCCGCGATGCCTTCCGCAGCGAGCTTGCGACCATCCGCTCGGCCGAGTCGATCGCCTGGCCTATCAAGGACACCCTCAACACCAGCGTGCAGCCCAACCCGGCCGCGGCCGGCGTGGCCTCAACGGCGGCTGGCTATCTTGAATTGGAATTCCCCGGCGGCAGCGAAGCGCAATATACGTTTGGCGCACCGGCCGCTAACTTTCACCGCGAGCAAGGGCAGGTAACAGTTAACGTGGTGACGCGCCTGCGCACCGGCACCACCAACCGCGACCTTGCCGAAACCTACGCTGCATCCATCCGCTCGGCATTCCGCATGCGCCGCTTTGCTGCCGGCTCGCGCTCAATCCGCATTACCGCAACTATGCCGATGAGCGGCGGCCACGATGAAGGTGGCATGTGGGTCGAGAGCCTGGCCCTCGCGTATGAAATTTACAATGTCGGCTGATATCCGACGCATCGACTGACCACCGCCGCCATCCCGGCGGTTTTTTCTTGTCCAATCTAGAGGAGCCACCGCAATGGACAGCGCGAACAAACAGACCGCGATCATCGCGGAGGTAACACAGGGCACGACCCCGGCAACGCCGGCCTTTCTTGTGACCCGCGATATCCGCGTCAGCGGCTCGCCGAGCCGGCCAGCATCGCGCTCGCCGGAGCGCCGCGCCGACCGCATGGCGGCGAACATGACCACGGGGCTTTCCAGTTTTCCGAAGACGATCGAGCTGCCCTATGTCCGCGACGCGGCAACGGACGTGCTCTGGGAGTCCACGCTCATGGGCACCTGGGCGACGAACGTCCTGAAGAACGCCAGCACGATGAAGTTCTTCACGCTGGAGGAAAAGTACGAGGGCGGCTCGACCGACCCGTATCGCCGCCTCGCCGGATGCATGGTCGATTCGTGCGCCATCAGCTTCCGCAACGGTGAGCCCGGCACGCTGAGCTTCGGCATCCGCGCGCTGGCTGAGACGGCCGCAACGGCGGCGATTGCCAGCTCGACCTATGCCGCGCCGACGCCCGGCTACGATCCGTCGACTCCGGCTGACATCGTGGTCAACAATCTCTTCGGTGTGAGTTCGCCCAAAGTCATGGGCCTCAATATGACCATCGCGAACAACCTGCGCGAACAGCATGCCTGGGGCAGCAATTCGCCCTATGGCATCGGCCTCGGCCTGTTCGATGTGAGCGGATCCGTCCAGCTCTACTTCTCTGCCGCGGCCGACTATTCGACGTTCATGACGCGGCAGACGGCGCAGACCCTCTCGCTCACGATCGGGTCGCAGGCCAACTTCAAGGACACGATCGTTCTGGGAAATTGTGACGTGTTCAACCCGGACATCGACGATCCGGGCGCAACCGGCGATCACATGGTGACGCTCAATTTCATGGCGCGCTACTACGCCACCGACACCGCCGCTATCAAGATCACGCGCCTGGTCGCCTGATGCCGCCGCGTATTCTCAACCCCATCGCAGAGGAGCCCGCCGCCATGGGCAGCAAGTACATCATCGAGGCCAACTTCCACGTGTATGTCAGCGAGGGCGACGGCAAGCCCGAGCGCAAGGCCGCCTTTACCAAGGGCATGGTCGTGGAAGCCGCCGACATTCCCCAGGGCCAGTCCGCCGCGGATTGGGTGGCCAAGGGGCTCGCCAAGGCGGCGTAGGCCGTCCTAGCGGCCCAGTGATGGCCCGCGAACCGAGGCCCGCCCGTGGTCGGCGGGCGGGCCTCACCTCACCGACCGGAGGCACTATGTCAAAAGTAGAATATCAATTCGACAACATCGCGCCGATGCAGCGTAACCGCGAGATCGAAGGCGAGAAGGGCACGGAGCTGGGCTTGCCCGGCGGCATCACCTTGACCGTGCTGGCCGCCAGCGATGGCAATCCGCGATGGCGGAACCGTTCTGACGAAATCGCCGCCGAACTGAACAGGCTCCGCAATGCCCGCGCACCGGGCGAGCGGGTTCGGAAGTACCTCTCGACGATCTACTCGCAGTGTCTGGTCATCGGGTGGTCGGGCGTAAAAAGCAAAGGCGTCCAAATCCCGTTCTCGGCCGAGGCGTGCGCGGCGTTCTTGATGGCCGCAGACGATGCCTATGCCATTTTAGACGGCGTGGTTTACGAGTCGAAAAACTATCGCGGCGCGCGCATCGAAGCCACGGTGGAAGCCGCAAAAAACTAATCCGGTGGGATAGCGCCAACGCCGGCCAGCTTCGCGGCTGGACGGATCGCGCGGACAAGGGCGACGAAGAGGCCGTTGACCGCCTGCTATCCCGCCCAAGCCTATCGACTGAGGCCGCGTCTTACTGGTCGGCCTTCCTAACTCTCGCCCGCGACCGGCCGCACGAGTCCATTTCGATGGGCATGAGCGGCGGCCTCTCGCTTCCTCGGCCGGTGCCGCTGGAAACGATCCGCCGCGAGGGCGCGCGCCTGGGTTACTCCGGCGAGGGCCTTGAGGATTTCGTCATCATCGTCGCGCACATTGACGACTTTTACGTCGATATCGAAGTGCGCCGCGCCGCCGACGAAGCCAAAGCCTCTGCTGCTCGCTCGCGGTCAAAAAAGTAACGGGTGATCCATGGCCGAAGCGACCCAGATCATCCGCCTGGTCATCGACAGCAGCAAGGCGGTCGAAGGCTCGGCCGCGGCGACGCGAGCGCTTGAGAAGCTGGAGCGCAGCACGGCGTCGATGGATGGCGCGCTCTCGCGCATGGAGAAGGGCCTCGCCTCGGTCGGCGGCATGGTCAAGGCGCACCTCGCCTTGATGGTGGTCGAGCTGGGCGCGCGCTTTCTGCAAATGGGCAAGGATTCGCTCAAAGCCGTGGCGGGCCTGGACGAGCTTTCCGAGCAGCTCGGCATCACGACTACGGGACTGCAGGCGCTGCAGTTCTCGGCCGTGCAGAACGGCGTCAAGCTGGAGCAGCTTGAAACCGGCATAAGCAAATTCAGTCAGAAGATGGGCGACGCCGCCAACGGGTCGAAAGACATGGTGGACGCGCTCAACGCCATCGGCGTCAAGAATCTCGACGTGCAAGGCAAGCTGCGGCCCACTGAGGCTTTGCTCGAGGATGTCGCGGCGGCGATCACGTCGATCGACGACCCGGCCAGGCGCTCTGCGGCGGCGGTCGATTTCTTCGGCAAAGCTGGCGCGCGCATGCTGCCGATGCTGGCCGATATCGCGGCCGGCACGGGCGTTATGGCGCAGAAGGCGGCCGAGGCCGGCGCCATGATCGACGGCAGTGTCATCAAGCAGCTCGACAAGCTGGCGGATCATTCTGAGGTGTCGGCGCTCAAGTTCCGCGCCCTCGTCGCGACCATCGGCGCTCCGATCGCCACCGACGCGATGGAAGCTGTTAACAACATTCTCGGAAAGCTTCTCGGCAACATAAAGGAACTGGAAGGCCAGCGGCTGCGCTCCGAACAGGGCGTCCTGCCTGAAACCGATTTGAAGATGCTGCAAGACCGCGCCGCCTTCTGGAACAAGAAGGCCGCAGTCGAACGCAACAATGCCCGGACGCAGACCATGGCAGAGCGCGCGAACGAAGCTCTGAAGAACGCGACGGCGAATGCTGGCGGTGTTGTAGATCCTGCCGAACGCGGCGCGATCATCCAGGATCAATATGCTTCCCAGCTACTTGTAAGCGGTTCGTTCCCGCCGACGGAGCCGCTGGCGGCGCCGGGCGTGTCGACGTCCAGCGTTAAAAGCTCAGGCGGCGACTCTGTGGCCGACCGCCGGCAGAAGGCACTTCAGGACGCCGGGCGCGAACTCGACGCGGCCAGGGCATTCGCGGCGGCCAGCAATGACGGCGCGCTGGCTGTCGCGAACCTCGAGGCGCATTTCAAGGCGCTGAAGACGGCGCAGGATGTGTTCGGGAAAACGGCCGAGCAAAACGGGCAGGGCGTCAAGGCGTTGACCGCCCAGCTTGAGGCTGCCGCGCAGGCCGCCGAAAAGCTCAAGAACCTGAAGGACTTCAACCTCGGCACCGAAGAAATCGAGAAGGCCAACGAGCTTCTGGCCGCCGAGAACCGCCTCATCAATGCCACGGTCGAGACGCGCGCCATTGAAATTGCGCAAATCAAACTTAAGCAGGAATTGCAGGCCAAGGGCATTACGGGAGACACCGAAGAAGAGCGCCGCGCGATCGAGCGCCGCAGTATTGCGCTCGAAACCGGCGAGCGACTGAAAGCCCAGGGCGAGGAGATCAAGAAGTCCAACGAGCTGTGGACGGCGCCGCTGAAGAGCGCGCTTGAGAGCATCCAGAAAGTCGGCGCCGACGCTTTCGAGCAAATGCTGACGAACGGCAACTTCACGTTTCAAAGCCTGGGCGACACGTTCAAGAAGATCGTAATCCGCATGGCCGCCGAGTTTATGGCGCTGGCGATGATCCGGCCGGTGATGACGGTGATGGTCAACGCAGTATCGCCCGGAATGGCGTCGAGCATGGGGCTTGGCGGCGGCGGCGGCGGTATGTCGATGCCGGGACTGGGCGGCGGCGGTGGCATGTCGATGCCGTCGATGCCGTCGATGGGCGGCGGTGACGGTGGCGGCCTCAGTGGCATGTTCGGCGGCGTGAGCAGCTTTCTCAGCCAACCTCTCGGCTCGCTGTTTCCGTCAGCAGCGCCGGCCGGCGGCTTCGCTGATGTCGGCGCGCTCTTGTCGAGCGGCAGCACCGGCGCCAGCGCCTCGGCGTCCGGCATGAGCGGTCTGGGGGGCGTCGGCATTGGCTCTGCTCTCGGTGCCGGCCTCGGCATCGGCATGGGGGCTTATCAGGCGATCACGAGCAAATCGCTGGGCGGGACGCTCGGCGGCATCGGCACCATGATCGGCAGCGGCATGATGCTGATCCCCGGCATGCAGATCCCCGGCATGATCATCACGGCGCTGTCCGCGATCCTGCCCATGCTGATGCCCGAAGCGGAAACCCGGACGCATAGCTCGACGAATGCCAGCCTGAATTATGGCGGCGGCAACTGGTACACGACCGGCGGCGCTTATGGCGCGGGCGCGAATTCCGGACAATCGGAGTCTGCATTGCGCGGGCTGACCGGCAACATCGACAAGGTCTTCGGGATGCTGGGCGGCGTCACCGACCCGAGCAAGGTCTGGGGCATGAACGCCTCAAGCTGGACTGCCCAGGGCAAAGACTGGTCCTACACCTCGCAGGCCACGCACCTGGTCGATCCCTCGGGCAACCGGCAGTCCTGGCGCATGAACGAAGACAACATGATGGACACGGGGTCCGCTCAGCTTGTCATTCGATCCATCCTCGGCGGGGCCGTGGGTGAAATCACAGCGACAATGGCGACGGCTCTCAAGTCGATGAGCGCTGCGGCCGTGGGCATGAAGGAGACGGCCGAAGGAATCGGCTTTGTCGATCAGGTCTACGAACGGCTCGGCAAGGGCGCGCTTACCGTCCGGACCCAATTCCGCGAACTTGAGAGCCAGTTTACGGAAATGACTGCGACGGCCAAGAAGCTCGGGCTGGCGCTGGAGCCGGTCGAGGCCGAACAGAAGAAGGCGACGGAGCGTCTCGGCAAAGACTTCATCGACGGCCTGATCGATCCCATCGCCGTTGGCCTGCGCGCCTGGGAAGACGAGAAGGCCTCGATCCTCGCGAATGTCGATTACATCGGCCAGCACACCGACGTCATCGTCGACATGGCGCGCATCAACGAGGCGCTGCTTCGCAAGGAGGCCACCCTCAAGGAGCAGCTCTACGGCGGCGCCATCTCGCAGCTCGAGGACGCGATCAAGCGCCTGCTGCCCGGCGGCAACCTGGCCAACGTCGATCCGTCTGGCAC